CGGTTTCACGTAATTTTTCCTCCTCAGCCGAAGGTTCCTCAGGTTCATTGAGGTGCAGCCGGTCACGCTTACGGCGCTCACCGGGCGGGCTGGTATCAGTACCGGTTACTTCATTTTGCTCGTCAGCATTCAGCCTGCCATAGGTATCCCGCATGTCAGTCTGAACTTCAGGCGGCAAAGATGTACCTTCTTCAATCTCAGGCTCATAGCGGATCCACAACGTACCGCGCCCCGGCAACAGGTAATCATCCACTGCCTGCAACATGGCTTCATGAAAGCCATTGATTTCAATTTCATTGCGCAGCGCCCGCTCAAGCATGGAGGCGGCGTTGCGGCCTATGGGGTCACGGTCACGGAAGCGCCGCTCCACCACCGGCAACGGCTGGCGGCCATACAAAGCGGGGCGCAAAATTTCAGTATTTGACCACAATGAATTGTAACGGCGCTGACCCTCTTCATCAACGCGGTTGCGCTCATCACGGTAGCGCTTTTCAATAGTATCTCCCCGCTTGGCCCAGCGCTTGTACTCACTGTTGTCACGCAGTTGGTCTATTTGCGTCATCCAATGCTTGGCCAGGCGGCGTCCTTCCAGGCCACCGTTACGGCCAGCAAGCTTGTCAAGTTCTCTCTTAGCCATTATTGAATCCTAAGCGGTCGATGACCCCATCTGCGCAGCTTCTGATCTTCATTGTTCCATAGGTCTTCAAGGGTCACGGTGCAGGTTTTTGCGTCAGTTGAGATGATTTTGATGTTTTCAGGTTCCTTCTCAACCCTAGTACCAGCGACCATCTTATCCAGTACCTGGCCAATAAGGCCCAAAGCGTCAACTTGGTCATCACGCCTGCCTGCGGGGAATGCCATCAGTTCTTTCTTGAACTCAGGGTACCATGGGGCGCTGGTTGGGACCCAAAGGCCATCCATGGCCATACGGCCCCTGATTGACTGCGCCCGCACTGCCTTATCACCCCGGCTGGGGAAGGTAGCCCTGACTACCCACAATTGCCGCTCACGCAGGCGCTTATCAAGGAATGGCCCTATACCGGCGCGTATTTGACCAGTCTCTTCAGCCCACCCTAGCGGCTTCCACTTTTCAATTAAATCACACAGGGACTCAATCCAACGCTCTGAGCTAGCCTGAGCGCGCCATATATCAAGCACGTAAATGTGATTGCGCGGATCAAGTCCCACCACAATATGTACAGTATAATCATTGCCATCCGCCGCCACGGCGTAGTCGCTGGCCCCGTACACGCTGAGCGTGTCACGGTCCGGTAGGCTTCCAACAGGCCTCAGCCAATCAGCCTCAAAGTAGGTCCCAGTCTCCGGCGCTGGCTTTTGCTGGTAGAGCGCTGACCAAGTTCTGGCCTGGCGCTTATAAGGTGCAAAGAACTCCTTGGTGAACCATTCAGGCCAAAGGATGTCACCAATCTTACGCCCCAAAGGGTCATCAAGACGGTCACATTCAGCAGGTAGGCATAATACATACCAATCATTGCCATCTTGCCCCTTGATCCAACCGCTCTCACCTTCATAGTTCAGGGGCAAAATCCGCCCCGCTATATCATCCTCATGCCAGCGCGTAGTGATGCCAACTTCCCATGAGGTAGGCTTACGGCGGGTTTGCAGGTCATCAATATAAGCCTCCCAAGTCTTTTGCCTGATAATATCACTGTCAGCCTGCTCACGGCCCTTGATCAAATCATCCCATACAATGCCATCAACACGGTGACCGGTAATGCCGGTCAGGATGCCCGCTGCCTTCCACTCACTGCCGTTCATCAAGGCCCATTCATCAACGGCTGAAGATTCAGCGCTCAGCTCCGTATTAAAGATGCGTTTGTACAGGGGTTGTTGCACCATGGCACGTGCGCGTCTGCCAAACTTTTTGGGTAGGTCACTGGCATATGACGCCACGATGATGGACGTCTCAGGGAACCTTCCAAGGAAGTGCGTAGGAAATACCACGCTGGAATAGGTGGATTTGGCACTCCCGGGGGGCATAAGGCCCATAAGCCGCTTGATCTCTCCATCTTCAACCTTCTGCAAACATTCCAGCCATAGCAGGTGATGCGCCCCAAAAGCCGTGAGGATGGGCAGGAAGTTCTCCTTGTCATCATCAAGGTCAATGGAATGTGGAGCCCCCGGTATCGTCATCACGCTTGCGTAAGTCAACAAGCTGCTTTCCGCTCTCTTCCTTTTTGACAGTTCGTTTTGTTGTGATTTCAATTGCCCTAATAGTTTCTTCAATTCGCGTTGTGAGTTCGCCTGAGCTGATTTCGGTAAGCCTGCCATTGTTGTCCACGTGTACGTTGGTGTTGGTTTGATTAGCTTTGCCATAGGCACGGTCAAGCAGCACGTTGCCTGCGGCTATACGGTCAGCGGCCCGTTCCGTAGGATTGCCAGCTATTTCAGCAATCATTTCCATGGTAGCCCTGGCGTATTTGCGGGCAACTTCCTGCACTTCACGGGCCTGAAGCGCCACGCCTTCCTTGAGGCGCAGCCGCCTGCGGAACCTACGTCGTTCATTTTCTTTGGTTGACATGATGTTTTCTCCTCTGTGCTTATGTTCCCACACATCCCAAGTTTTGAACAGGCTGGTCAGGCGGCGTCCATTCTGTGCAGGGGTAAGGTTCTCCTTGCGTTCCCAAACGCCATCAGCATGGGGGTGTGGCAGGCGCTTCCTCAGCGCCTCAACTTTGATGCTTTTCATGCGCACGTCCCATGGCATTGACAAGTTTATTAAGCAAACGGTGATCAGTATGGTAGGGCGTTAAATCAAGGTCTTTAGGAACCTTCTTAAGCTTCTCATGCTCATCAGCCTTGATATATTTGTATAGTTCTGAGCCTTTGCCGTCATAAACATGAATTGGGATGCCATGGCCAAGAACCGCGCGGTGTTCAATGGCTGTAGCTACCTGATGCGCCGGGCCATACTTCCAGCCAAAATGATCAATCAAAGCTTTTTCCCAACTTTCATGAATTTGTAGGAACGGTACAGGGTCAAAGGTATGATGTCTGCCGTCATGCTCTGTATGCAAGGTTTTTGGTAGATGTCTGTCAATGTATATAGTTTGCCCATCGGTACTGTAGCCAGCCAAATAAGGCAAATCATGTTCATGGTCTAACTTCCTAACCCGGTGCACCAGCCTTAGGAGCTGATGATCACGCATATACTTCTCAATCAGGTGCCTGCTGACACCGTGCGGCACATCTGGGCAATCATGGCATGTTGACAATTTAAGTCCCTTTTTTGATCAGCCGGTAACGTGCACCGGGGCCACGGTTTGACACAATGGTATAACCTTGTGGGATCAGTCGCAGCCGCGCTTGATATACTAACTGGCAAATTGCAAAAGTGTTGTCAGGGCCGCCATCAGGGTCGTCAGCATAAACCAAATCCGCAAGATCCTGCCGCGTGATGCCATCAGGCCTGCGTACCAAAATTTCAACCAATTTTCGCCTCTCTCTACCGGTCATATGCAGTTTAGGGGGTAACGGCTGCCCACAGTGCGGACAGACATCCTTCATTCAGGCAACTTTGGTATTTTCAGCCCATGCGGCTTGCGCGGATGGCCAGCGGGTGGTGGTTTGGCCACATGGGGCGTTTTCAAGCCTACCTGATGGGCATGAGGATGCAAGGAGACACGCAAATGACCATGACGGGCATGAACACCATGACCATAATGATGCGGCTGCGGCTTCTCACCCAAACCCCTGATGGTCCCGGGTTTCTCTGGTACCATCTTGGGCGGGCCAGCGCCAAACGTAACGCTGCCAATAGGGTTCTTGTCCGCTATCTTCTTAGGTGGTACACGCGGGACAGTACTATAGTATGACGTTTTTGCCATGATCAGAACTCACTTTCAACGAAACCGGTTGCAGTTAAATAAACCGGGCCAACAACGGCTCCTGGCGTCCAAGTGACGACAACAATGCCCGCGCCGCCCGCGCCGCCATTGGCGCCTGCTGAGACGAAGCTTCCTCCAGAGCCGCCACCACCATAATTCCCACCTGTTGATCCCGCATGTTCCGTACCGGCCCCACCCGCTGGTCCTCCTCCACCGCTGCCGGAACCATTGGTGGATGACGTCCACGATGGCGTATAAGTTGTGCCGTCCTCAGTCGATCCAGCGCCACCAGCGCCTGACGCCCCGCCAGACTCGCCGCCGCCGCCACCACCGCCGCCGCCCGTACCAGCACCACCGGCACCACCAGCCGAAGAGCCGCCTGCGCCGCTGCCGCTGCCAGCGTGGTTGTTGCCACCCGCGCCACCGACACTGACACCCGTTGTACCAGCACCGCCGCCTGTACCACC